GTTTCGGTGTGGCTATATACGTCTGTATAGCCGTCTTTGGTGTCGAATAACGTGACGTGCTGTTGCCATCGTGTGTGAACGGGGTCGAGTACGTAGGCACCGTTGGCCCACTGCTTACCACCACTGTGATGTTCTCGATAAGCTCGACTTGAAGCTAAATTGCGTTGGAAGCCTTCAGCCGACAGCACTTGTTCTATCGTATCTGAATCTGCCTTGGCTTCGCACAACAAATCTTTTGCAGTCTTTTCGACGGTGAAGCTATGCCAGCGCCCAAATAGGCTCTCAGCGGCTTCGTATGCGATCCGTCTGTCGTCTTCGACCCAATCATCGTCTGGACCAAGAAACCGCTCTACGAAGCGTACAGCGGTTCCAAATGCTTCGATGATGCTATTCATTAGTCCAAATAGAGTGCGAACGAATCAACTGTCGGAGACGTATCGGTGTCTGCTGCTCGATCTAATACGACTCGTGCTGTGATGCTCGAATCACTAATTGACGAAAGTGATACTTCCGTATCGGTGCTCGTTATCGTCTCGATGTTACCAACCCCGTCTTCAATTTCGTAACTAATCGATCCTTGGTTTGCAGCAGCATCGTCGCCAATTACGACACGAGACGGTGTAAAATCAGTATTGATAGAATATTCGGCATTTCCGTTTGTTGCAGCACTACTCAACGACAGTTCGCTGTTTGAAAAATCGACATTTGTCGTTGTTGTTGTTCGAGACGTGTCATCAAATGTATCAAATTCGCCGTTCCGATACTCAAGCGTACTCAGTCCAACCGAATACTGTACTTCGGCAGTGTCCTGATACAAGGAATTAATATTCCGAGCAAACGTGCCAATCGGCGGATCTGGTATATCCTGATTCCGTGCTAAGTCGTCCGATGTACTTGGCGCGTTTTGTACGATTATCTCGCTCGCATCGAGCCGATTGACATTCGAAACATCGTTCGACCCGAAGTCAGGACTATCGATTTGGTCAGCAACGAGGCCGACTGCTTCGAGAACACCCGTATCGGTAAATCTATACGACTCGGTGCCGAGATCGATGACGACCGCGCTGCCATCGTGCTCGATGGAAACGTTTTCGAATGTGAGTGAATTAGGTCCAGTTTGCATTGTTATGTATCAAGGTACATCGCCCACGAATCAACTTCGGGACTCGTGTCAGTCTCGCTCGGTCGTTCAAGGTACAGTGTCGATTTTACGTTCTGTGTGCTAATTGAAGACAGTGTGATCTCCGTATCGGGGTTCGAGAACTGTTCGATGTTACCAGCGTCGTCCTCGACCTCGAAGTAGAGAGAGCCATCGTTTTGAGCAGCGTCGTAGCCCAAAACAACCCGTTCGGGGACGAAGCCAACGTCTTTGAATTGGTGTTCAACGGTGCCTTGGTTTGAGCCAGACTGTTTTTCGCCCCACTTTTTGACCGTATTGTCATTAGATCCCGAGTAACCATACGAGCCGTCAATATAAACAGAGTAAACGGAATTCGTATGTCCAGTAAACTCATTCTGTTGGGTCATCGTATCGGTGTCCCACTTTTTGACCGAATCGTCATACGATCCTGAGTAGCCATACGAGCCGTCAATATAGACAGAGTAAACGGTACCCGTATGTCCAGTAAACTCGGCTTGTTCGGTCATCGTATCCGTGTCCCACTTTTTGACCGTATAGTCACCCGATCCCGAGTAGCCATACGAGCCGTCAATATAGACAGAGTAAACGTTACTCGTATGTCCAGTAAACTCGGCTTGTTCGGCCATCGTATCCGTGTCCCATTTTTTGACCGTATAGTCACCCGATCCCGAGTATCCATACGAGCCGTCAATATAGACAGACTCAACGGTACTCGTATGTCCAGTAAACTCGTTTTGCTCGGTCATCGTATCGGTGTCCCACTTTTTGACCGTATTGTCATTAGATCCCGAGTAGCCATACGAGCCGTCAATAAAGACAGAGTAAACGTAATTCGTATGTCCAGTAAACTCACCATCCACATCCCCAAACGTGAGTGGCTCGATAAGTGCCACCGATCCATCAATACTAACCTCACTTTGTGAATCGACTTTCGAGCCATCGACAAACGTATCGAACTGTCCCGTATCGTATTCGAGTTGGGTCAGCCCAAGTTCAAACTGACTCTGCCCGATTGCTCGATACAGATCGTTCAAACGCCGTCCTTCATCAATAACGTCCTTGGCCTTCAGTTGAGAATCGACGGCCACTGCATTAGGATTGTCCGAGGGTTGTGCATCAATCTGTTGTGCAGCCACGTTCCCAATTGTCGTCGCATCGCCAATATCACTATCCGATCCAAGCGTCAGATTCGTGCCACTCGCAGCAAGCGCATCGGCTGTGACAGAGCCATCGCTCCCAACAGTAAACTGTGCGCCACTTGGTGTATGGGTGATCGCAATACCGTCCGTCGTTAGTTCGATATCGTAATCGTCTCGTTCGATTGCGTCGGTCAGAATCATATTACTTTCAACACTCCATCAACTTCCAGATCACCTTGATCGTCGTATTTGTCGGCCACGACCATACTATTATCCGAGGGAATATACAGCGATTCGGTTGGTTCGAGCGTTTGGCCGACCAGCAGTCCGTAGCCAAACTGAGCTACGTCACGATCCAACTCAAATTGCTCCATTTGGACAGTCCCGTCACCTTGGGAAACGGGGACTGTTTCAGCAGCACCAGACGTAGAAAAGTCCTCAACGTCTTTGGTATCGACAGTATTGATATCTGAAATAAGATCGTCTACTTGTGCATTAAGGGCGTACCAGAGGTAATCAAGGTGCTTTTCGTTTACTTGGTCGCCACCTTGATACTCAAAGCCCGTAGGCGGAGACTCACCTGAATCGCCCCATTGTGGAAATCTGTTAGTGGCCATCCGTTTCTATATGAGTAGTAGTCGAGGTTTTCTCGTATGAGCAAAATCACTACAGAGTTGCGTTCACAAACGCAACGAGGTTATAGTTTTGTTCACACGAGAAAACTGCTATCCTTCCAAGTCGGCTCGCAGTGTCCCACCAGTCTCGATGCTATCAGACGTGAGTCCTTTCGACGGGTCGTCACCATCGCCATCGGACTTAAGTCGAAACGTCCCTTCTTCGAACACTTCAACTCGATGACCAGCAGGCACACCGCCGTCTAACAACTCGATAACGTCCTCGTTTGTGAGATCGAGTGCCTCGTATATCTCGCTGTTGGCGGATACTTCGACTGTCGCTGGTCGTCGCTCATACGGCGTTAGAAACCGAATGTTATCGATGTCTGTTTCGAGGACGACAGCCACAAATTCGGTAAACTGGTCGAACGTCGCTCCCATAGTCGAGGAGCGAAACGTTGCTTTGATTCGAGCACGGTATTTTGCGTCGGACTCGTTGCTTTTCCGTTCGACGTTTACTAACTCACCAAACTGGTCTAATTCAGCACCCGTTGCTGAGTTAATATGCGTCTGCTTATATAACGACTCAATGTCGTCATCAACACTATCATATGCACTCAACAGTGCTCTAAAAAGTGCGTGTGTATTCGAACCGTCAGTAAACGCAAGTGCCGAATCCCAATTCTGTTCGGCGTATCGAATATTTCGTTCGTCTGGAATGTCGTTGTGAACCATTATCGTTCTCTCGTGTTGATCGTGATGGTCGCATCACTTGCGTCGGTCTGTGCCACTTCGTTTTCACCCACATCAATCACGTCGAGGCCATTAACCGTCGTCGTTGCAGGCGTCGTTTCAATCGGCGTTCCATCGACAGATTTGTCGAATCCAAGCACGCCGTTATCGTCACCAACGACAATATCACGAATCTTATCGACACGCACGTCTTCGCCAACGCCGATCCCAATCGTAGTCGAATCGTTCGATAACGTGCCACCGACGTATTGGGTTATCTGATCTCGAATGTCGTCATCACCGATGTATGAATCATCGATAACGACATCCAGACTCATCGACACGTCGAGCTTTGTCGGTCGAGAAAACGTAATATCTCTCGTCTGTCCATTCGAATCAGCAGTGACGGTTACGGATACCGCAGTACCATTCGCACCGCCATAGTCGCGTGCTGTGATGGCCTTTTTGTCGAATAGTGCGTTCGCCACGTCTTCATCAGTACCACCATAGACGACCGCCTCGAACGACACGGATGGCAGTCCACCACTACCCGTGTTGTCGATGTCAGTTTTGTTCTCGTAGACGGTGACGGAACTAACATTATCGACGTTGTTCGTCAACTCCGCAACGATTGCATCGTGGGTTGCATCACCACCACCAGTGACCGCTTCAGAGGCTCGGTTCCGAAGTTCCGAGTCGGTTTCTTCGTCCGTTCCGACAGCAAAACTATTTTGATCGCGGTCTTCGTATTGGGGATCGCCCGTAGGATACAGATTCGTCGTTCGATCGACGTTCGACGGTGGTGAAACGAGTTGTTGAATCGAGTTGGCACCGACATTACCTTCCACACCGCCTTCGATGGCACGGATATTGGCGCTCACTTCCGAAGTGGTATACCAATCGAACGACTTACTACTGTTCGCATCGTTGGACTTAAAGCCCGCATAGCCTCGTGTGTACGTATCGTCGTCGCCGCCCAACGTCGATAACTCATTTCCATCGGCGTCGGACACGGTGATGCCGATATTGTTCGTTATCGACCAGTT